GTAACCCCCCAGCATTAGTAATACCATTAGGATATAAAGCACTTCCAGCAGTTGTGCTAGTATAAGTAGCATAACCTGTTTGAGCATCATTTACATAGTTAAGGATTACTTCGGGTGAAGCTGAATTATTTTTAATATTAAATTCTAATACTCTATCAAAATTATTCGAATCTGCTTCATTATGAAAATATAATAAAGTTTGAATTTCTCCTGAAGTTGATATAGGTCTAAAATAAGCCCACATATCAAAAAATACTTTACCATTAAAATTACTACTAGAGCCTAAATTAGTATTTCCAATAGGATTAGATTTTACAAAGGTATCAAAACTAGAAGCTTCTACAATTTGGCTACCATCTCCTATCATACAAAATTGTGTTGCTAAACTATTAGTAGGCTGATCATTACTCTCTAATGTAAATTGAACATAAGTCCCTACTGCATCTTTACCTCTTGTCATTTCTCGTATAGCTAAGTTATTAGCATTACGATGACGTAAGTTAAATACTGTATTTCCTTCTAATTCATTAAATTTCCAATGCCCTACATTTGCGTACCCAGTGGCGGTAGAGTTTGATAAATCTCCACTACCGGAATTAGCAGACCATAAGCTATTATAATCCTCACCAGTAGTGTACGTAGTTCCATCGTCTTTAATATAAAGCTTCGGGGTTACTCCTGTAATTTTAGATGCGCTTCCCTTTTTAACTGACATTCCCTAATCCGTTTCAATAAATTTAAAAGAAATTGAAAACCTTGATAGGTCCCAAAAACTTTTTCTCACATTTGTTATTTCCATTTCCCCCACCAGACAATGCGGTACTTGTGGCAAATGTGGGTGTAGTGTTAATTTATGTCCTAAATCTTGCCATCTCAATAAGTCTTGTAATTTATCATACTCAGTTTGAGGTAGATATAAGAACTCACAACTTATTTCATGTAAGAATCTTTGATTACTACCGGTAATATCCATAGTTTTACGGGAGCCATCTGATAATGATAGTTTTACAGGTTTTGTAGATTGAACTCTATTTACTTGTAAAGTCCCTTGTTCAGGATTCTGGTCAATAATACAATAACCACTACCTGATGCATTTGAAATATCACCTTCATGCTCTAACCACATATTATCAATAAACAACATTTGTTCAACCCCAGAATATCTAGAGGAAGCATTACCAGTAGTATTAGCACTTACCTGGACAACCCCTATTGCTTGATAATTAGTACCATCGGTTAAATCTATATTAGCCGACTCAACAGTTCCACTAACCATTTTGGTTGTATAACTATTTATTGCCTTTTTACTAACATGATTACCATCTAATAGTTTATCGGTAGACATATAATAATCTGTATATGTATTAGTATCTCCCGCATATACTCCGGAACTCCATTGAAAGAATGCATAAGTATATGAACTATTCATGATTGTGCTTCTATCAGTCATATTACCTCGGTAAGTAATTCCCATTCTATAATTAGTACCTGAAGTCAACTTAGAATAGCGAGCATCATTATTATTTTCAATACTACGAGTTAAAGGTTGATAAAAAATTCCTGTACTTGTGTAATTACCCCCCGCACTATCTGATAACCCATTCTGTGCTGTGTAAACAGCTTGAGCAGTATCTTTAAATTCTCCACCCGGATGATCATAACCTGTTAATACTGATAATTCAGTTTCATCACCCGAAACAATAGTTTTAGCAGTATTATTAATATTGAAGGCAAATAATGCAAAATTAGAATCATTATGTTTATAAACATATCTGAATACGCCTGTAGTATCATTACTTACCCCAGAAGCAGCATCATTATAATAATCAATAGCAGATTCTGTACCAGGGCTTGATAAATTTGATGTTCTAAAAGGCATTAAACCATATTTACTAAATTCTCTTGATGGCCCTTTAGCATTTGAATGTAAGGGACCTGAACTATAGCCTTGAATAAAATCAACTTGAGCATCTGAGTGGCCAATAGGTAATTTAACTTTGATACCTACAAAACCATCTCCAACTGAATTATTTTCCCATGCATCAGTTAAAGAAGTATCAGAACCTGTGGTTTGAACATAACGTCCCATGTGATTTAAACTTATGTACCCTTTTCTTATACCTGTTGTTTGCCCTTGAATGTTTTGCATGTACCAGCCAGCCGCTCTACCTGTACCGTATATGCTCACTGAGTCTGAAAGTTGATATTTATATCTATTTGCTCTATCGAGCGAGTATAATAAGCCGTCTGTCCAAGCAGTTGAACTGACATCATTAATATGACCTGCAGAAGCTAACCTAACAGGTTCTGTATAACCTTCATATCCTGAAACAGTTGAAGGTCCAAATATTGCTCTATCACCATATTGTATAAATTGAGAAGGACAACTGTTTTCATCTTGGTCACTATGTGATATCCCAAATTGATGAGTATTCAAAACAGTACTAGAAGTACCAAATTCATCAGCAGCCAAAGAGTATTTAATAACTTGACCATACTCATACTTACGATTCACTAAGTCAACCGCAATCCCCATTTGAAACTTAGAACCATCTGCATTAGGAGTTGTTTGAGTTCCTAAACTTGGTGCTACGTGATATTTAGTTCCGTTCGCCATTTATTATCCCCTGTCTGAAACATTACTTAAGTCAATTTCTCTATTTTCAATAGCATCATTAACACTTGTTAATAGTAAGGCTTGAAGTTCAGCCCCAAATTCATTTACACTTCCTTGACCAATAAATACCTGTTCTCCCTGTATTACCACTGTCGGATTTATTTCAACTGATAAGTTTTCAGCTTTAATAGAACCACCAAATCTTTGTTGATTAGCTGAACCAGCTTGATTATCTCCTTCTCCTCTTATCTGGGCTTCTCTTCTGTCAAATTCAGCTTGAGCATCCATGTAATCTCTTTCAGCTTCTCGAGTTACCTTGTTTGCGTAACTATTAATTAATGCATTGGCTGTAACCCCTGCTGCAAGCATACCAAGTGCCGCTGGAATATTACCTGATTCAGCAGCCTTCTTAGCCGCATAAACCATAATTTGTCTTCCTACATCCCTAATTAATTGAGCAAGAGCAAGTTTCTCATTCTTTGATTTTTCAGCAGCAGTTAATTTTGCGTTTTCAATAGCTAAAGCATCAGCTTGTTTCTGATTAATAACTCCATCCATAACCTCTTTCTTTAGCTTCTTCTGATATTTCATATTAGCCATTAATCGGTTATGTTCAAGATTCTGCATTTGAGTAGTAAAGTTTGAGAAGAATTCAGCATAAGCTGTGAACCTTTGTATAGATTCTTGAACTCTTTCTCGTTCTTGCATATCTTTAAGTACTTTAGCTTCTATCTCATTTAAATCTTCTAAAGCTTTACCTTCAGCAAGTAGTGCATCTATTTTCTTTTGAGAAGCTGAAATTCTTTTTTCTTGGTCTTTAATCTCTTGATTTGTATATGTACCTCTTTCTAGAGCTTGTGATAAAGTATCTTTTTCAGCTTGTAATTCTAATCCCGCTAAAGTGAGTTTATCTTGATGAGCATCCATTGCAACCTTTTGTTTATGAGCAAGCTGTTCAGTTGCTTGTGCTTGTTTTCTCATTAAAGCATCAGAAGTCTGCATTGGATTTATAAATTCTTTAATCATACCTCCAAGAGATTGAGTACTATTTGCATATTTATTAGTAATAGCAGCTGCCCTTTCTGCTTCTAGTATACTTCTAGCAAAAGCTCCTGTTAAGTTACCTTCTGCATCTAGAACTCCTCTAATGGCATTTGCTAATCTTTTATATTCGTCGGATAATACTTTTAAGTCTTCTTTATAGAAAGCAGCCCCTAATGCTCTTTTCTCTTCTATAGTCATAGACTGTCTTAATAAATCTAATGCCTCTTTATAAGCTTGATTTCCTAATTTTACTTGTTCATCCATTGAAGCTTTTTCATCTTTTAATACTGAGTATTCTTTACCCGCTGAATTTAAGACAGTAATTAAACCTTCTATCCCTTGAATATCATTTATAAGGTTTGCATAAGCTTTAGTATCTTCTCCACTTTTTGCTTCTAAAGCCTCAGCTTGTGCTACTAATGCATCTTTAGTTTCAATAAGACTCTTTTTATATTGTAATACAAGTTGGTTAGTTTGGTCAACAGTAAGATTAGAGTCCCATAGTTCAGATTTATAATTAGCTTGGACTTTAATAAGTTTTTCATAAGCCGCTTGGACATTATCTGCCATTTTTATAGCTTCGTTAGCTCCAATGTCACTTCCTTCTCTTATATCATCAGCTATTAATCCGACTGCCCCCTGACCATATTTAGCTCCTCTTCTATCAAGAGAACTAATATCAGCCCCTTGGACAATCTTCATTCCAACATTCGAGATATAATCCTCTTTAGAAGATTCATAAGCCCCTTTAGCTAAAGCTTCCATAGCATCAAAATGTTCTTTAAGTTTTTCTTCTTCAACTTTTCTTTTACTTGCCCATTGGCCTTTAATTCTCGTTATCTCATCAGCATTAAATTCAAATAGTTTCATATCATATTTTTGTCTAATATCGATCATTCTATCATAATGATTACCTAATGATTTTTCTCTTTGGAATTCTAATTCGTCTCTTGCCATATTGACTGCAGTATACATTCTCATCATCTTTTCACTCATCTCTGGACTTTCTCTATCTTTTTTACTTAATTTGGTATAAGACAATAAGAATTCTTCATATTGATTTAAACGGGCTGTTAAATTTTGTCTAGCTTCAATTATATCGTCTACCCCTCTTCTCTTTTGTTTAGTTTCCAATTCTTCATTGTAAGCAACATTTGCTGCATTTAATTTTGAAAGGTGAGAGGCCGTCAAAGCTTCTATTTCAAGTTGATAAGCTTTTAAATTAGCAAGAGATTTATCATAAGCTTCTAATTCTTGGTCTATTTTAATTTGCCATTCTGCTTGTTGGTCTCTAGTCTCGGCTTTAGCATATTGACTTCTTGCATCCATAACTTTCTTATATTGCATCTGGACATCGTTAAAGATTGTAGCCATTTCTATTGCTTTTTCTTGAGAATCTAAAAACAGCATAGCATTTGCTCGAGAAGTAGCATAACCATCTTCTATTGTTTGGAATGATTTCTTAAATGAGGCTATTAATGAATCATTTCTCTTTTTATTAACTTCACTTTGTTTTTCAACCCCAGTCATTAATTCTGTTAGTCTTTTCCAAATCCACAATACGGCTTCAAATGCCAAAAAGGCTATCAATAAAGGTCCTAATGTTGCTTTTACACCCTGTATGGATATTTTTAATAAATTCATTGCCACGCTAGCACCTTTTGCAGTAAAAGTAGCGGTACGTAATGCTTTACTTTTTAAATTCATCAGTGCTGTTCCTCTAGCCACTGACCCATTTAAAGCTTCATAATTCAATCTCAATCTTTGAAGCTCTATTCTATACCTCTTTCTAAGTGATAAAGATTTCCAGCGTTGTTTATCAGCTAGACTGTATAAAGTAATTTCTTTCTTCTTCCCCGTGTTGTTCAGCTCCTGAACAGCATGGCCTTTTAAATTTTCGGCTGTCAACGTTGCTGATGCTTTGGCAGTATAGTTTTGTCTGAGATTGTATAACTTGAGCATAGCTGAGCCTTTAATGAATGCTCCAATTAGTCCACCCATCGCCTCATTTGCTTTCATAAGCCATTGAGAGAAAGTACCGAGACTTGCATTTAGATATCTAATAGTACTCTCCACCTCATATCCTATTTTTACCATTCTCTGCATAAACTCGGGATTTTCTTCTAAAGCTACTCCAAATTTTAGCATAGCATCGGAAGCTTGAGCAAATGCTTGGACAAAACCCCCTGCTAGAGGTTGACTAAGTTTTCCTATTTGAGCCGCAGCTTTTTCTGAGTTTACTCCTAATTTTGTTATAGCCCCAGACATAGTAAGTACTACCTTTTCAGCATCTCCAGCAAAAATTGCTCCTTCTTTCATTACCCCATTATATATAGCTTGACGTTTTTGAGCTTCATCTAATTTACCAGCAGAAGTACCGATTGTAGCAGCATATTCTTTATACATAATAGATAAGTTTTTAGTAATACCAGCATTATCAACCATGATTGAGTTTTGGTTTTTAATACCTTGAGTAGCCCCTACTACTGCTTGTCCTAATGATAAAGTACCCTGTCTATTAAAAGAAGCAGAGTCTGTTAATGTATCCATTAATCCTATAGCTTCTTTCAAACCAAAGCCTGCTGATAATAAATTCTTTAAACCTGCTGCAGCATCTTGAACTGATAATAACCCTTTATCACTTAAATTTTGAGCAGCAGCCATAGCTTTATTCATATCATTTCCAGTATTTGCTGCAACTGCCCCTAAACCTTTCATAGCAGCTTCTAATTCATTAGCAGCATCAAAGGCTGTTTTAAAAGCATTTCTTAATGCAACAGTAGCAAACGTTAATAGAAGGACTTGGTTTCTAAAAGCTCCAACCTGTCTTCTTAGTTTTGCAAAAGTACTAGATCCCGTTGTATCTAATCTTTGTCTTAATTGATTAGTTGCAAACTCATTCTTTTTGGTTGCAGCAGTATTCTGATCGGTAGCTCTAGTATTTTTCTTTACTTCTGAAGTGTTTTTCTTTTTTTCTCTAGAGGCTTTAGTAACACTACTTGTAAAACTATCGATTCTTGTTTTAGCTATACCTTGAGCTTTAGCCAGCATTTTAACATTAACACCAGCATTCTTTGTTCTAAAATCTAGTTTAACCATTCCGGGTACTAATTTATTAATAGTTCTAGCATAGCTATGAGCCGCAGCTTTAGCAGAAACCATAGTAGTTCTATACTTTTCTAGGAGCGCAGGATTAGGATTATTTTTCTTCATCTCTTTCCGTAACATAATTTGAGCTTTATGATACTTTTCAACTGAAGTAATTAGACCTCTTAAGCTTTTTTCAAATATTCTCCAAGCATCCTTACCTTCTTTAGTTGTCATCTCAGCTTTTTCTATAGCTTTATCTAGGTGTTCAAAAATTTGTTGTAGTTTTTTGGCGCTAGCCCCGAGCTTCTTTAATTCAGGACCTCCTTTAGAGGTGATCTCAATTAACATTTGGAATCGTTTACTTTGACTACTCGCCATAATCTCTTAATATCCTATTTGCAAATCTAGTTACACTGTCATTAATAAAATCTTCAACTTCAAAATCTACTTTTAAAAAGTTTCTTACAGGAATTTCAACTCTCCTCATAGCCGGTGGATACCCACTAATTTTAGAAAATTCTTTCCCATACTCTGAACTATTAGTTTTACCACTAGGATAGTCCATAGCATCGAAGTCTGTATAAAATCTTGTTTTTGTTTTGCCTCCATATTTGTATTTCTTTTCCCAACCTCTAATTACCATTTCTCCACCAAATAAATGTTTTTCTGCATAAGGTACTCCTACTGTACCAATTCTTAAAGTAGCAACTTCCCTTTGTCCCCCTTTAACATTTTTAGTAGGACTTTTTAATCTTCTAATACTACGTTGTAATCTACCTGTATCTTTAAGAGTAGGTCCATGTGGGTTTACTCTAGCAAGTTTTGTATGAATAGAACGAGTAGCTCCTGGCTTATCTTCATTATATGGACTTGCATTTAAACGGTCATCTTCAAATCTATCTTTAACCATATTAACTAATGGGTCTGCTATCTTATTGAAGAGTGGAGTTAATTCCCCCATTTGCTTTTGAAGTTCATTAAAAGTATTACTTAATTCTCCAAAAGCTTGTTCTGCTTCTTCATAAGTCCTTCCACCGAATGTAAATTTAATTGCCATTAATTATCCTTGTCTTGGAGGTAAATCTTCGTTCATTGTTAAATTTTTAGCACCGGGCATTTCATTTTGTGTTTGTGCTTTTTTATTTTTCTTTTCCATTCTTTCATATCGGATTCTCTCATATTGATTACGTTCCGATCTAATAGTTGTAAAAATATCTAATAATTGTCTGGGCTGATCCCATAACCCACCTGCAAAAGGTAATTGATGATATTCTCTTGCAGACTGTTCAGTCTCTAATAAAAACATATAATAAGTGTCAAGAATAGATTGCGGACATGCTTCCATAAAATATAACCTTAAAGCTTCAAAAGGAGGCATACTTGGAAAGTTTTCCTCTACTTTATCTAATTCTTCAAACAGGTTATCGAGTGTTAACTGCTTTTGTTCATACCCAACCGGAGTTTGGTTCAGTGCCTGATCATCAAATACTGGAACTTTAAACATATAGCTTTCCTGTCCAGGCCATGTATCTAGGAAGCATGCTCTATTCTTGTATGCTTTTGTTGCGATACAAGTTTCGCAATCGTAACTTCTTAGTCTTTCTCTTTTTTCACTTCTCCAGAGGCTGAAGTATGTGATAAGTTGGAGCTTTTTTTTTCGCCCTGTTTTAAGACTGCTAAGTTATTGGATGCTTCCATAATTTCAACTAATAAATCAGCTGAAATATCCATAGCCACTTTCTTTAACATTTCTGGTTGCTCTACTGATGTATGCAACCCTTGCTTTTCGAGATCTGGAAACTGGTCTGAGAAATAATAATTCTCAACTTTAATAACTACATCTAGAAATTCCTGTAAATCAGCATTATCTAGTTTAGTTACGTTTAGCTCCCTATAACCTTTACGGCCATCTCTACCAGCAGCAGCGTATCTGGACATAGTGACGTTAGCTTGATGCCCCGTCTTTGGTTTAATCCATATTACCGTCTGGTTTTCTTTTACTGTTCTTTCTTCCTCAGGAATGTAAGCGACAGCTTGCTTTGAAACACCTCTAATTGCCATGTTTCTTCTCCTTTTTACTTTTAGCTTCGTCCTTAGTAGGATCTTGCTTTGTTATCGTATATACGACATCCTCCGATACCTCAAAAAGAGGTACCGGAGTCATTGTCATGTTTTTAGAAAGGGTCAATATTAGATCCTATCTAAGTATGTTGCATCAACTGCGAAGTAAGCCTTCATAGCATCTGCCCAGAAAGTTTTAACTCCCTGGAAAGTAACATCGATCATCATCTCGTTGTCACCTGATACTTCGTAGTCGGTTGCTCTAGCACAAACAACAAAAGAAGCATAGTTCTGTATGTCGTTTGCTGCAGAATCATTTTTCTGTCTATCTAATGCAGCATCTGGTTGTAATCTATAATCGGTACCAACATTAGCTGCTGAACCAGATTGTCCCCAATACCATGCAAGCATAAATTCTTGTCCTGCAAGGAATCGGTCAATCATATAGTTATTACCAACATCTGATGTACCAAAAGGCATAGAGAAAGTTCCTTCAACGTTTAATCTACCAACAATAGCATCTGAAGCAGCGTCATCGTTGTAATAATTGAATTGACAATTATTAGTAAACGTTAAACTAACAGATGGTGAATTAATAGTTCTCCAAACTGCTGGTGTAACTTCAACTCCTACAGTTGCTACTTCATCAACAAATGATGTACTTTCTCCATCACTTGCTGAAGCCAATACAAGGTGATCATCGTTTGTATGATCCATACGGTAGAGGCCATCATTAGATACTGAGTTTTCAACAAGTACTATACCTGCACCGGCTGCTGTAGCATCAACAAAGCCATTAGCATTGCTCATGACACCAGCTGATGGTGAAGTTGCATCTATAAGATTAGCACTACTGTTATTGAATGTAGCTTTAATAGTTTGAGTGTTATCATAGTCAATATCCAAAATTGCCAATGTGGAATCTTGGAATTTTAAAGGAACAATGTTAGCAAATGAATTTTCTGGATTTGCTGTTCCACTGTTTCCTAACTGTTCTGATCTATCCTCTTGAGACCATTTTCCACCATAAATGGTAGGTTCAATGGTTAATACTCCGCCTGATTCACCAGATACAACCATTGTGTGACAAATACCACCTCTTACAACTAAGTCGATACTATCTGTACCTGACTGTGGTTGCATGTGACGAGTAAATTGTCCGAAGTATGTTGTATCAGCTGAACTATAAGGAGCACATTGGAAGATGTGCATCCCTGCAGTAGTCATTGCTGAATGAGACAGTTGTGTAAATCCTGTTTGGAATAATAATTGCATAAATAATGAAGTGTTATATGCATCTCCGTTTTGAGGAAGATTGAATTGAACAGCTTCACCAGTTTGAACAATATTATATTCTGATTTACGTCTTGTAGCCAACCCAGTAGCTTGCTCTGATTCTAGAGTACCACTAGGGGCTTTAAAGTTTGGGTGATCATTTAACGGCATTGAGAATCTTCCGTTTGCAGTTTTATCCCCTTGAATTCCCACTTGATCTACTGCGTAAGCAACAGTGCTTGCAGCAATGTGAGCAGAAAAGGTCTGCGAACTGGTTTTATCTACTAGGACCGTATAAATATCTTGCCATACTGTACGTGTAGCCATATTATTCTCCTAAGTCTACGTTAATTATCATCGGTCTTCTCTGGATCCTTATGATAATTCGGTTTTATTTTTCTTCTTATTTTTTGGCTTTGGCTGTTCTTCAACCTTACCTTCTTCAATTTCTTCTTTAAAGATTTCTTCAACTACTGGAGCTGCTGGTGCTGCTTCTGGTGAAACAACCTCTGCTCCTGCCATAATATATTTAAAAGCTTCATCGGAGATTTCCCCCTCGCCTTTACCTTTAACTATAGCCATTACTTCTTCTCTTAATTCCGCTGGAATGTCAAGAGATAGTTGAATGCCTTTATTCTTAATGTATACCATAATTTTCTCCTTAACTAGTTGGTAGTCCTTCATAGCTAGAGGTATTAAATAAAATTTGAGTTCCAAATAATAAATTACCTCTTGCTGTTAATTGTCCGTAATTAGTGCCAACATAGTCAACGTTATAACATGTGCCATCAATATCGGGATAAGACATGATAATTTGTCGGCATTTATCAGCTAAATCCATATTACGGTTTAAAGATTTAACTTTTGATTTTACTTTTGTAAAAATATTTATACCAATCGTTCTATCTACACTATCTTGACCTGCAAATTTATGTTCTCTTCTTTCTTCTTCAATAGAAACAAATAAGACAGGGTAAACGGGTTGAGGTGGTAATGTAAAACTTTTCAAGCTTCTAACTTCACTTAATATAGGTGAGCTTAATTTTGCAGTCTTTAAAAATCCAGTGACTTTATCTAATAAAGTTTTAGTATCAACTTCTGATACTGTTAATGTTCTTTTAGTACTAGGAACTTCTTCATGAGAAAAAACAGGGTCAAAGCTATGAGCTTCTAACTCAATAGCTGCATTATGTAAAAACCCATTCCTATACGGAGCAGCTTGCCCACTAGTTTCAATATCTACAATTTCTAAATCCATAAGTGTATTTGCTTCTAATGTCTCCCTATTAGGAACTAAATAATCATCTGCATTAACTTTAAAAATATCTTTAATCTTTTCTGTAATACCAATTGCTTGTCTAAGAGATGATTTACTATCTCTTTTTTGAGTTAATACTTCAATACGAACTCTACGAATATTATATAATTTATTTCCACGGTAGCCATTATGTCTTTCAGCAATAGGAATAACTGTAATAACAGGGAAAGCTGCAGGATTAGCTATAGGTTCAGTAGCTACCTTTTTAACGCTTGGTAGTAAACCATTTACTCTAACCTCATCTCTGATATGCTGAGCGATATCTGCTATGAGCTCTTTCATTGTTGTGGACTGTTCAGTCGCCATTTTTTTATCCTATGTCGTAAGTATTTTAAATAATACTTAATAGCCCGAACGAGGATTCCAATCCTTCTCCGGGTAATCTGTGGCATCTACGCCATATTCATCGATTTCATAATCGACCTGTATGGGATTAATATCCCTTGTGCTAAGACCTTTTTCAAGAAAGGCTTCTCCGCGTTGTAAAGCTCGTACCTGTCTTTGGTACTGCTCTAAATATTTTTCTGCTGAAGCGGAAGCATCGGGTACTTCCTCAGTATAAATAGTATTTAAAACTTGGTTTGCAGCTAGCAGAGAGCTTAAATAAACCAAAGCTGTTTCATGAGTGTAAACTTTAATATAGTGTACATCCCCATTAAAAAATGTTCCATTCCATAATTCAGTAGGAATAGTTAAAAATGTATCTGTAGTAGTAAAATCACTAGCTGTTGAACCAGTACCATTACTACCTGTTAAATCACTTTCAACTGAAAATGCCGTAGCACTTGTAAAAGTAATTGTATAAACTTGTGTATTACTTAATGATGAAGAAACGGTTAAAGTTTCTGTCCCTGCAGCATTTTCTAATAATAAATTACCCGTTTGAGTATTACCAAATCTTGGAATAGGAGAAGTAGCATAAGGAGTTGATGTAGTTAATGTACTGCCGTAATAAGGTCTTAGTTCATTTTTTAATCTAGTATCAGTCCTTGTAATTAAACTTCTAATTTCAATCTCTGATAATACATTAAACTTATTTTCCTCTGGGTCGTATAATTGAGGAATTAAATCCACAACATCTAAAAAGTTTGATATATTATCTGTAGTAACTGCCATAAGTACACCTGTAATGTCCCTTTAATTTATAAAATTATTCTATATCTCCTCTATAGTTTTCTAGGATTAATTTATTATAAGCTACAACTAGCATAACTGCAAGAGGGTCAAATACAAATATCAATATTAATATAAGGAGATTTACTATTAAATCAATAGGCAAATTAGTTAATTTTGATATAAATATAGCTGGACCTACTTCTACTCCTGTATCAATTAATGCTAAATTAAGATTAGCTAAATCACTTTTTAACTCTAGTATTTCTTGACTTTGTGATTGTATTAATGGAGTATATTGTTCTCTAGCTTGTCTTTTAGCTGTAACATAATTATCAGGATATGAATTAACTATTTGTTCCATTTCTTGTAATAAGAAATTTTGTTCTTCTGATATGTCAGAAATTCGCTCTTCAATGAAATTAACTTGGTTTAATTGTTTATTTAATTCAATAGAAGCTTTTTGATAAGCATTACTTAAATATCCATATATTCCTAAACTTGTAATAAAAACTAATGTAATAACTGCTGTACTTAAATAAATCTTCATAGCGGCATTTATAGATTGCCAATATCTATATAAAAATGATGCTGTAACTAATTTGCCTAATTCAAGGCTAGAGGCCATAATTACAACAGAAAAGAATGCCCCCGAAAATAATGAGGACAGGCCAAATATAGAAAAGAATGCTGCACAAGCAGCGATAGATAACGCTGAGAAACCAACTAGATAAGTAAACAGTTGGCTTCTCTTAAAAGTTATTTCTTTTTGTCTTTCTTGGGTGCGGACTTTTTTTTAGGCTGTTCAGCCTGTTTTTTACCGTTTGAGTAAAGTCCCCATCTTTCAGACTTGGTTTCAAATAATCTTTTAATCTTCTTCATGGTTTTTCTCCTTCTCAAAAATAGGGACCTGTAAAAACAAGCCCCTATTTTCAATTTGATTATTCTAGATCGTTATTAAGCTGTTGACTTAACAATGTATCTCCAATCAGTGTGGCCTACGCCAGCGTGATAAGAGAATCTGAATCTTGATACAATCTGGTTAGTGAAAGCTAATTCACTGTTAGCACCTTGTGATTCGGTTGCTGGAGCATAAACGTTTAACCATTTAAGCTGTTTAGCAAAATCACCCATGTACCAGTCAGTAGCACTTGACAAGAATACAGATGAAGCAACGTTCAATCCGCCTTGTGCAAGGTCATTAACTGGGTTATATGTTGGTGATACAGTGTCTTGTTGCCCACCACCTAACATTTGACTGTTCATGATTTGGAAAGCCTTAGCTTTCAATGCAGCAGGAACAAGTAGAGTATTAGGAACAATATCTACTTTATTACCAGCTTCATCAACCATAGCAGCAAATGCTTGATAGACTGCGTCAATATCTGTATAATCTGCCAATGCATTACTTGCAATCAAGTTATCATTAACTTGACCATCAAGTGAAGCATGTGTGTTAGCATACATCGCAGCAGCATTTCTTGCTGTGCCTTTGTAGATAGCAGCTGAAGAAGCTGTTTCTTCAAATGCTGATCTAGCAGCAACTTCAACAGATTCGATGATCATCTTTTGTTTATGATGACCAGCGGCTCTACCGATGTCTCTAGCTCTTGCAAGAACTTCGCCTGTACGATCTTCAAAGATAACTTCTCTTGTTAGAGAAATCATTCTACCAAAATCTGCCATCTTGATAGTCCAATTTTTCTCTCCCATTGAAGTTTCTTCGTATGCCATACCCTGACGTCTTAATAAAGGTGTAGTGTCACCAGCTGTGAAACCAACAACTAATTCTTCATCAGTTCTTGAAGCTTGAGCTTCAGTCACAAGATTAGCTGCAGATCCAACTGCTAAGTCGTACTCTTTAATAATGTCTGAGTGTATGATCTTTTGTGCAACGTTTGGAAACGCTGATGAGTTTAAAGCCTCAGAAACTTGTGCTGCAGATTCTGAAATAGGACAATCAACTAATTCTTCGTAAACTTGTCTTAAAGAAATATCTTTAGTGTCAATTTTACCTTCATTAATTAAATCGCCGATAGTATCAGCAGCAGCGTTAGCACCTTGGTATAAATTACCGCCGTGTTCTTCAACTTTAGTCTCAACAAGATTTTTAATTAATCCATTTTTCATGATTTTTATCTCCTTAAGTTATTAAGCTGCAACGCTAAATAGTTTCTGTAAACTTACCACATCGACCAGCACCTTTAAAGATGTTGCAGAAGTTTTATATTCTAATGAGTGCGCAATAGTGTTTGCGTCCGGTGAAGCGGTCTCTAGAGTGCCGTTTGAAGCATTCATAGAAAGACTTTGACCAGGTTGATATGTAGCAGATTCGGTTGGTACCTCAACAATAGCTTTAAGGTAAACCATAATCTGATCTGGTCCGTCTGCGTCTTCGGAAAGTGTTCCACAAACACCAATGAAACTCGCATCATCAGTAGCAGCGCCCATTTTCTCTACTCCTGAAGTATCCCAGTTAAGGAAGTCTCCAATTTGTAGATCATCGGCAGCTGTTTTCTTAGGAAGAGTTTGTCTTCCAAAGATAGGATCGCCATATTGTAATATAGCACTAGCTTTTAAGTCAGCCATGATTATCTCCTTTTATGATTTTCGATTTTCATTTTATGCCAGAATCTTCCAACAATTATTATCTAATTGGTGAATATGATTGCATGGACTTGACCAGATCATCTAAATCAACAGAAGGTTTAGCTTCTTCAGCTTCTTCTTCTTTGACTTCTTCAGCTTCTGGTTCTACTTCTTCGTCTTCATCCTCTTCAAGTCTTGCCCCATTATCTGTGACATCACCTGAGACGGATTCAACAAGTTGCTTACGATCTGCGATACGATTCGCAACTTCTTCTTCGCTGTCAACCTTCATAAGATCTTCAACAAAGACTTCTGAAACGTATTGAGCATCCAAGCCGCTATCCTCGATAGCTTTCTGGACTTCTCTACGTTTGTTAGCCACTTGCTCCTTAAGTTCGAATTCATCGACCTTAGCACGGAGTTCGTCGGCTTCTTTCGAAGCCTCTTCTAACTTAGTTTCCAACTCTTTGACTTTTGCTTCTTCTTCTGCAACTTTTGCTGCATTAGCTTCTGCATCAGCCTTTTGTTGTTCTACTTCTTTCTGAGCTTCTAAACGAATTTCCTCAAAAAGATTTGGATACTGAGCTGAAAAGGATTCTTTTGTGAACTCAACAGTTTTGTTGTTATCGCTCATTTCAGAGTCCTCCGTAGTTAAATCTGAAGAATTATCCTCTTCAGATTGGTTATTAACGAGTTTAGCGACTCCATCTCCCATACCCTCCAGAATTTGGTCAAGTTGCTGATAAGCTTTTTGAATTTCTTCACTAGCTTTTATTTCAACAACTCCACCTCCCGCTGATGGATAAGTAACGAAGTCTACGGAATTAAGGAATACGATTTCCTCAACTACGTATTTCTGGCGTCTTTCTGTTTCATCATCTTCTTTTGCTTCATGAGCTTTTATTTTAGCTCTAGCATCAATAGATGCTCCCACTTGACCCGGAAATTTTTTGGCCATCTCGTATAGCCAATTGGTAGCAGGATTGTCAACCATTTCGACAACCGCATAAGCAGCCCCATCTTTTTTATAGGAGTCGGTTGCTACTGCTACTAAATCTTTGAATGATCTACCTTGTCTCATGCCCATAGCATGATCCATGTACATTTGAGGTCTGGTTCTAATATGGTCTGCAACAGATTCTGCTACATCTTTGGAATAATAATAACCATTTTTAGACCAGCCTTCTCTAATTAACTTTACTGCCATTCTTTTTGTCTTACCTTTAGATTCTAAAGCTCTAACCTCAAGGTTTTCTTTTACATTATGATCGGACTCAAGAATGTTAACGTCGGGTTGAGTTTGCCCTAAGTTAGGAATGTTTTCGTTATTCATAATATTTTTTCCAGTTATTACTTATAATTTACAGTCACCGCTGCACGGTGGTAAATGTCCCTATTAATATAATTAACTTTTTCGAGGATAAACAAGGATATTCTGGGATTCCCTCATAAAAAACTTATTCAGGGTCTGTATATTTCTCCAAAAGTTTATGAGTTCTTTCTTTTTCTTTAACATCATTTACCGAAGTACCTAATATCTTTAACTCTAAACTACCGTAATAGTTCCCCTTATTAAAGCGCTCAAGAATAAAAAGTATACTCATCCACATAGGAGTTCCTTTTCCAAACTTATTAACATCAAAAGATTTATCTAAAGCTTGGATTATTCGTTCTTTAATTTTATCTCTTTGTTCTGGTGTATAATCTGTTATATTCATTCTAATACCTTTCTTCCATCCCAGTGTACCATTCTAGGGCCTAAATGCAGAGTGGTTATTTTAGGGATAAATTTTCTTAGCCCTGGTTGCCACAAACTTGAAAAATAAGAATCACATCCAGCAGCTGTATCAAACTTATCTGGATATTCTTTATCAAAATGTTCTTGACAACTAAATAATTGACCATAACCGAGAGGTAAGGGGTTATCTAATGTACTCTCTACATTTGAATTCCAGCCCATAGCACTAAATACTTCAGGGTCTTCTAATTCAAAATATGGTTTCATAATTCTTAATCGTGATCTAGCATCAATAGGTAATAATTGAGTGAGATCATTCATTGTAGCAAATTCTTTATAGTTACCTCCTAAATAAAGAGGGTCAATAGTGTCTAATAATTCATGCCACTCATTTTCTCCTCTAACCCCTACATCCTTTTTCTTTAATATTCTTCTATAAAAGCCATATAAGTAAGCAGTATCTAAAGGGGGTAAATAATCATATAATCTTAAAGGCCAGAATATATCAGCATCAGTAATACAAATCCAGTCTTCACCTAAATCTTTTAATATTTCCAATCCTGCATTTAATGCAGCCCCTTTATTAAAATTATTTCCAAAGGCTTCAGTTGTAAAATAGGGGATTTCTAAATTTTTACAAGTTGTAATCGTATCTCCATCACTCGGTTTAGTAACTACATAAATTTCATCGAATACATTACGATTATGAGGTAACGTAAGTTCTAAATAATCATGAAAATCAACAGAAGTTAATAAAGCTACTATTCTATCGGGTTTTCTTACGTTTACGTTTTTTCTTAGAATGGTTTCCTCCTTTTTCTGGATGGAGTTTGTTATGTTGAGCCGGTGTCACTAGCTTCAGATTCTTTTTACTAGAATTCTTTTTGTTATGATCTTTGTGATGGACGATTTTACCGTCCCCTTTTTTAGCACCAGCCTTTTTCCTATAATAGGTTTTACTAATGCCGCCTTTCCAGCGACCATTAGATTTACCCATACGGGCCATTGGAGATTTTTTCTTTCTAGGCAATTAAATCTCCCTTTCTTGTTCCTTGTAATTCTTTTTATTAGCTTTCTTTTTCTTCTTCTTTTTAGCTTTAGGTTTTTTTGGTTCTTCGCAACAATCATTACTCATTACGTTATTCTTCCAAATATAAAGCCATAATAAAGCAAAGACTAAAAGTAGCATCATAATTAATATATTCATCATCGCCAATCCCATAGTTTAATTAAGTTATATGTAACTCCGATACCTACAATAGGTTCCGTCAAACCAGTACTAGTATTATAAGCAATACCTAAAAATGGACCTAAACTAAATTGGTTTCTCGGAGGTTCTATCTTTTGAACTTGACCTCGACCCCTTATAGTTATACCGCCTACATAAGTTTCATCAATATAAGAAACAAAACTATTTCTATCTAGTTTCTCTATCTTAGGAGCCAAATTAATTTCTCCTACTGTATTGAAAGTAACTTTCTTAGCGGTTAAGTAATCATCTTTCCAGGCTACTAATACTTGCCCTTTAGTTTCATAATTCCCTACTCTATTAACTTGTTTATCTTCAAATTCAAACCTCTTATTTCCCGAAATACTATTAGATAATATAGGTTTTAAATTTAAAGTATCTATCCTTTCTTCAAGGATTTTTATTTTAGCTAATAAAGTAGCGTTTTCTTTCCCACGAATTCTATCATGTTCTTCTAAATCTGATATCAATCGCTCGTTATCTTTACCTAGTAAATTAACCTTATTTTTTAACTCTTCTATCTGATTTTCTTGGGATGTAATAACTAAAGATAATTCTTCTATCTTATTATTGTTAGTTATGTAAACACAATAAAGAAGAGCAATAGAGATAAGGAAAGAAATTAATTCTTTAAAGTATTTCATTAACGGCATTATATATAGCCTCTTTTAAAGCCCCGCCTATTTCTGTCCTATCAAATGGAATATCATCTTCAATTTGGAAGCCTCTAGCATTAATCTGTTTATTAACTGTTCCAATTCCGTTACCGGTTTTTACTTCACCGGTTTTATTATTTTTTAATTCTACTACAACTCTAACTTCAGTAGTCTGACTCTGGGTTCTGAATAATCCTAATATTGTAGTAGATTTTCTTGGACTCCCTAAATAAACAACTCTAGCAGTCATTTCAAAATCTGAATCATTTTCAACTAATTCATATCTAGAATCCATTACATTTTCTTCCAAGATATTAGTAATACCTAGAAAAACCCTAGTATCTTCTAAACCTTCTACTTCAGCTTGATTTACAAACTTAGAAATACTTAATGTAGGTATCTGTAAACGGTCTTGACCCACCATTGTAGGTTGTGGTAATTGAGCGTGTATTAGCCCAATAAATAATATTAATAATAATCGTTTCATTCCATCTCCTTAAAAATTGGCCCCAAATACTATGGAGTAATTTATATTTCTTTCGCCTAAATCATTTACTAAAGTATTATACCCAACATAGAATCCTAGATTCATTTTAAAGGTATTAGTAACTTTAAAGTCTATATTCATTCCCGGATAAATTAATATCGGACTTTCTAATAATAAATATTTCTTATCAACTTTAAATCCTTCAAAATACCTAAATACCGTATAACTTAAGAATGTTTGTAAATTTAAAGTATTCTCATTCTTCAATTCAATGGGGTAACGATATCCATACATAGTATTGATATTAAAAAAACCCTGTTCGGTTATCTGTCCTACACTAGAGCTTAATAACCCCACTTGAAGCAAATTACCTTTTAATAATTTACCATAGTTCCCAGTAATTAACCAGTCACTACCTTCAAAAGTTTGGTAATACAATAATCCCGCGTTCCAAAAAACACTTTGATTTTTGCCTTTAAATTTATGACTTCTGCCATGTAAACCCAAGATTTTCTTCAGATCTAGAGTAATATTAACTGTATAATTCATTTCCTGAGTTAAATCAAAGTTTTCCTCAGTATAAACAGAGTTTAATGAGGTGACAACTCCATAATCATAAAAGGTATTTACAATATCTCCACCAACAAAACTGGGTTCACCCACTCCAATATCTTCATCTTCATCACCTTCTAACTCATTTTCTAAATTTAAAGTTAAAGATGAGGCTAATACTTCTTCTGCTACATTTACTGCACAAGGGAATAAATTTTCAAAATCTTTATAGACTTGTTGAGTCCAAGCTTGTAATGTTCCGTCTGCTACCTCAGTCCAAGTAAAGAATCTTCGTTGATTATAATAAGTGACCCAAAAACCACCTTCAGTTACTTGAGTTGAATAATTCAGATTAACCGCTTGTTGATTACAAGGATCTATATAATTATAACCGAAAGTTTGTGGAAAAGCTAAACTAAGTAGCAGACTAAATAAAAAGACTCTCATTCATTTTACCAACCACGTTTTTCCATCCTTCTTAATACATTTGCTACAGCAGTTATAACAGCTCCTGTTGTTGCATAAGATACAGTTGATTGGTCAAAACTCATATTAAGGTCTTTTAAAAATCCTTCTCCTTCTTGAGAAGATGTGCCTAATCCACTACCAGTAATATATCTTCCATTTTCTACGTTGACTAAACGAACTTGAATACCAACCATTGTTTTATTGGATAGTTTTGCTTTTCTTCGTTGGACTACTTCTTCCCTAGATACTGCAAAATCATATAACTCAGCATATACAAAATATTTAGTTTGAGCAAATTGTCCTACGCTATCTAGTTCTTTATCAAGCATACCATCAACGCTTCTCTCCCATTCTCTTACCATCTTATTTAGCACTTCTTGTTTTTCTTCTACAAAATAAAACCTACCCGCTTCTTCTAGTACTTCAATAATACGTTGAGTAACTCCAAAGCCAACTCTTTTATCTTTTAGTTCAGGGTATTGGTTTATGATATTTTGAGGAATGCTAATTTGTATTAATTGAACTCCTTCTGGTTCTCCATCATACCATTTAATATCATCTAAAGTCTTTTCAGCTTCATAGTTAGCAACCTTTGATTGCACTTTTACTTTACCTGATTGAGCTGCACAAGCAGTCATCATAAAAGGTAATATCATCATTAAGATTAATAGTTTTTTCATTTTTCTGTTCCTACTTTTTAAATTTCTTTAGTGGGTCGCCAGTAATGTCTTCAATTTCTTTACTTAATGATTTAACATCTCTTTGTAATCCATTAATATCGCTTTTAATCTCGGATAAATCAACACCTTCATAACTGTCAATTCTTTCTTTAAGATAATCAATATCTTTTTCAAAAGCTTCTAACTTTTGTCCGACTAATTCAATATCTGAGGTTTCTGCAAACCCTTGAACTACTTGTTCTAACGAATCAATACGACCTGTAAAAGTATACCATCCCGCAATAAGAGAAGATAATACTGTTACTATAGCAATTATATTTTGGATTGATAATCCAAATTTTGCATTTTTGAGATTATCTACTAATCCCTCTGCATCGACTTGTTTTGCCATAATTTCTCCTTATTTTTTATATTTACAAGTTTTAAAGCCTAATTTGCTTAATCCTAACTTGTCTTCATTTCCACAAATAAAATATCTATGAACTAAAGCACCAATTAATACTCCAAGTAATAATAGTAGTAATTTCATTTTTCCGTCCTCTTAAATTTCAAAACCTAATGATAACATAACGGTTTTGTTATGGAAGCTATCCGGGTTCATTAAAAAACCAACATCTAATCCAAGTCCTTTAGCTTTAATTCCAGCCCCGAAAGTGAAATACTCAACCTCGTATTCCGGCTCCATATAATATCCTAGTCTAATCTCAAACAAATCTTTATAATAATATTCAGTTCCTAAACCTACTGAATAATATTCGTTATATAATTTTGCGTCGGCTGCAATAGTAAATAAATTACCTAAAGTATATTTTGCAGCTAATCCCAATGAAGTAGGTAAATCTAAACTTTCATCAATAAAGTCACTTTTAGTTCCTAAGTCTTTTACAACAATACCAATAGAAGCATAATCTCTTTCACTTAATCTGAAAGATTTTAAAGCCCCAATATCAATCCCAAAACTTGAACCAATATCAACAGTATCTATAAAATCATGGTTGTAAATATTAAATCTACCACCTAAAAGCCAACCTTTAATATTCTTACCATAACTTCCACTTAATTTATAAGAAGAAGATTGAAAGCTTCCAATGATGATCCCGTTTGCATCGGCATGAACTTGGTCACCATAATCAAAATAAAATAATTCAACCCCGAAGCCTTTAGTATGAGTATATGTTAAATTGTGATATTGCATATCATCATTAAGGTTAGGGAGCCAAGATACACTAGTAAATCCAGCATAATTTGTGTCTAAAGCAATCAAAGCGGGGTTATGATATAAGTTCTTAATATTAGCATGAGATATACCTGTGTTTCCCATTCCCGCACTATAAACACTTGGGTTAATAGTAAAAATTTGATTAGCTTGAGCAAATAAGCCTGCAGTTAATAATACTATACTTAATAATTTTTTCATCGAATCACCGTAAATTTCTTAGATTTAACTCTATTTTCTGTTTCTAATACAAATAAATATATCCCAGGTTTTAAAGTTTCATACCCTAAAAATACTGATACTTCAGGCAACCAAATGTTTGGACTGTTTGTAAAATCAAAAGTATGAATACCTGCTGATACTACTTCATTTAATACAACTCCTATTAATTGACCCACAGGATTATATATACTAATCTTAGCAATACCTTCTTCTTCCATAAAGAATTGGAAATTAGCTGAGGTAGAGAATGGATTAGGATAAATATAAGTTATATCATCTTCTTCAGGTTTACCCCCTCCAAATGCCCAATACTTATTCCATACTAATACTTTTCCATCTTGTCTTTCCATTAACAAGTCATCCCCGTTTGGATTACCAGCATTTGCTTTTCCAACAAAGGTTAAATCTGCTTCAGTCCATTCAGCATCTGGGAAGTCTGCTGTAAATACTAATTCTAATCCTACCATTTCTTGAGTAATATAATAATCTTCTGGAGCGTTGGTTGGCGAATTATCTAGCCCTCCAAAACTAACTGTTTTATACCCTAAATCATCAACTTCACTTTCATTTAAGTAAGTCATCCAAGGGCCTGGCAATAAACCTGTTGAAGCATCTATAAATTGTAATTCATTTGTATTATATTTAAACTCAAACTCAAATCCCGCAATATTAATTGGAATACCTTGTTCATCTAATTGAGGAGATATAGTTAATGGTACTACAACTTGATTACCTGATTGAACTTTTACAGTAGAGTCAGCAGGTAAAGATAATAATACATCTGGATTAGTTAATAATTTACTTAAGCTTCTATTAGTTTCCATTGTTCTTGACCAACCATCTGGAGGATTTCCATTACCCCAACGATAGTAAGTTGTTCCATCTAAACTTTGATATCCGTCTCCTCCACTTTCTTGAACTTTTGTTCCTGATAAATTCATGTCTCCGGTAAAGTAATATGCAATATCATCTTCTGTATAATCTGGATTTACATCATTACCAAAGCTAGAACTACCAGCTCCTATACTTACTTGTAAAGTATCATTACCTGTTTGAACATCATCCATAAGTGGATTTAAAATTTCAACTTGACCCTCATCAAGTGTTTCAGTTTCTTGGTCTAAATCATCATCCCAAAAAACTGTAAATTCTCTTCTTTGTGGATAAGATACACCTCTTAAAGTTTGATAATAATTTAAGGTTTCTGAATTACCATTTGCTTTCAAGTTATCAATACTAGACCATTGTTGATAAGTATTTCCATTAGCATGAGCATAAGAAGTTTCAAATACCCCACTTACATAAGCCCATAAGAAATATGTATCGTTTAATTGAAATACATCATCTCCATCCACATCACCAATTAAATAACCACTTGGTGATTCTATATCAATATCATTAGAGTTTTTATATTTAGCTGATTGAAAGTTAAAGGAAGCGATAGCATCATTGATATTAGTAATAGCTCCTCTATCTAGTTCAAGCTGATCATGGTCTCCAATATAATCCCCCGCATCTGGTGGCCAGAATGATACTCGATACGTATTATTTCTAGGTAAAGCTATATTCCAATAGCCCTTATCATCAGTATAAGTAAAATCCCAATAAGAGATATCTTTAAATCCCGTCCCATTATGAGTTTGGTCACTAGTTCCTATTTCTGAATCGTCATTAAATTTATAATGGTAAAAAGTACCTGAATTATCCCCGATAACATCATCAGATAAATCTTCATCAGCAGTGTTTGCGTCATCTGATATATTTTCAATATTATACCAAGTAGGATATGGGGTAGCAGTTCCATTTCCATCAGTATCAGGGTTATTTTCATCTAACTCAAATACTACTTTCCAATAAGGATATTTATTTTGAGTCCATTCACCTGAATCTACTGATCCATCCCCGTCAGCATCAATGAATTCTCCTATATATCTTCCAAATCCTTCAACATCAACAAGTTTAGGATGTAGGGTCATATCCCCTCTTGCTCCTCCATTATTAGTGGAATCTGTTCCCCAATTACCATCTATGTAAACTTTATAAGGTAATAAATAATCATCACTGACATAAGTATAATAACCTGTTCCACCACTATAAAGTGTTGGGATTCTAAATGAATGAGTTTCATAATTATCAACTACATCATCTACTTTAAAATATAATTTTAATAATTGAGCTTGATTTCCTTCACCACTACCAAATGTTTTATCAGGTGTACCATCATTATCATCATCACGTCCATGTGATACCATTGTAATTCTTAACCAGTCATAATCATTAGTAGAAGTTGAGACCTCATTACCATTATCTTGAATACTATCTTTATAGCCGATATTAGAATAATAGGTTACTTCAAAAGAATAATCAGTTGAATTATTTGAAGTTTCATCTCCTTCAGTCCAGTTAGCTATATGACTACCAACGACAACTTTTGAATTCCCAGCTTGCCAAGCATTTATATTAGTTTCTCCTGATTCTACCCAAGTAAAGATATCATTATCAAAAGCAATATCAAATCTAAATGCAGTAACATCTGCGCCATCATCATCAAGAGTAATTTCTATTTCTAGAATATCATCGCGCCATATATCAAAGTTATTGTTTTTATAAGCCGGTAAATCTTCGTCTTCAGCTAGGAATGTTTGTAAGTTTTGAGTTTCCTGATCTTTCCACCATAGTTTTGGTGTATCCCATGTCCCTATTTGTTTGACACGGATGATCGGATCTTGTCCGAACAAGAACACACTAGAGCTGAGTAAGAGTAACGCGTTGGTAAATAGTCTGTACACTCTAACATCTTTCCTTATCGTGATCTTTACATTTCATAATAGTCTTAAAAAATTAAATAAATTATCCCAACCTTCTCTAGGAATACTTGGGATGTTATGCGGATTTTCTTATCTTCTCCATCGACCTACCAGCAAAATAAGCTCCATACACTGTCATGAGTAGAGTTTGGTAAACCGGGACGTAAGAACTATTAATAGAAAAGTCTCCTACGTTACCATCAAAAAAACTTAAGAAAACAAATACTACAGTTAAAAATATTAAGGTTAATGGTCTAATATTTTTTGATAACCAAGAACCGTGTTTCATATCAGCTTCCCACCTTGCACTTACTTGTTCTTGTGCTTTCTGTTCAGCATTTGCTAATAGAGTTTCTAATTTTAGTTTTGCTTCAGCTTTCTCGTCGTCAGAGGTGTGGAGGTTATCAATGATTCCCCCCACGTCTTTTAAGATTCCGCCGGATAATATTTCCATTATCTTAGGCATCTTTATCTCCTTTTTCGTCATAGCTATCATCCATTGTAGCTAAGACTAAATTTCGTAATCGTTTATCATTAGTTACATCAAAAGCATATAATTGCTCTTGACCTTTTAACTTCATAGTAATAAGCATCATTTCTACTAATCCGTCTAGTTCATCAGAAGCTTCTTTTGCTTCATCAACATAAATAGGTTTAATCTTGTCCATCGTCTTCTTCTTCTTTTCCTTTCGGAGCTTCAGGTTCTTTCTGAGGTTCTTCAGCCATCATAGATTGAAGTTCATGCTTCCAATTATACCCCGCTCTTTTTGCGAGCGTAGCGGAGGAAACAATCCCAAGTGATTTATGAATTTGCATAACCTTAGCTTGAGCTTCCATGTCTTCTTTTATTATTTCAGGGAATTCTAATGACATTGGAATGTCTACTGTATTTACTGGTTTCATTACAGCTTTCTTTCCACCTATCATTTTTTGAGCCTGTTCAGTTACATACTCTGGATCTTTACCTTCAAGAATCATTGTATTAATTTCTGACATAACACTTATCATAGATTCTTGAGCGTATTCTGGTACCCTAACTGTCTTCGGTAATTGTCCCGCCTTTACAGCTTGCTTTAAAACTTCTCTATACATTGTTTCAAAAGCTTCACCGAAGAATTCTTGTTTTCCTCTAATGTATTGACTAAACGGTGTATCAGCTTTTCTTATTGAAGCATATACGTTTTGGTCAGCCCTTTGATTTAAGATGTGGATAGGTAAGCTTGTTCCAGCTCCGATTGTATATAGAATCCCTAATCCATCCTCTTTAGCATCATCAGCATTAATTTGAGGTTTTTCAATTCTGTATTTAACGTTTTCAGTTTCGACAAGCATAACCCCACCCGCTGGAGCTCTTCTTTGTCTTTCTGTTGTTTCTGGCATACGGCCTGATATTTCTTTTACCCAAACAACTTTAGATCTTTCATGGTTTAATCTGATTCTATCCATCAACCAATCTTCATAATATTTTAAATGTCTCATAACTGGTTGTAATGGAACTCTACCTCTAATTTCAGTATCAATTCCAAATTTAATAAATTGGACACAAGGCATGTCAGCAACTTCATATTTAGATTTATAACCTCTAGCTTGCCCAAAAGCACTATTTGCTAAATCATCATAACCAATATCTTTAACCCATACATCTTTTTTATAAGATTGTTTAGTTCCAGTTGGTGTATAATCATAGTCCCAGTGATAAGCTAATTTAGTTTCAATATCTCCTGGATGGCATTCAACATCCATTATTTCTTGAGGTCTTATTCTTCTTACTTTAATTTCTCCAGAAATAGGGTTTATATAATAACCAATGAATAATTCTCCTTCGATAAAAGCCATTCTAACAAAGTCTTTTTCTCTTTTAACCATTTGATTATTATAACGAAATTGATTTAATATATTTTCAACCTTCTTATTTTCAACTTCTATTTTTATACCACCACCAATAGTATAATGAGTCCAATTCTCAATAATAGAGCGACAATGTGGATCATTAAAATATTTATATAATCCAGCTTCTTGCATTTGATGTAATTCAGAAGTAGTCTGACTATATCTTATACTTGGATAATTACTACCAAAGAAAGTATATCCACCTAAGAATCTTTCCATTAATCTTTGGGTTTTACTTTCTGTTGATTTCTTTATCTTAGGTTGATTATGTTCATATAAAAAGAAATTATCTTGTGGATGATCATCAATATAATTATCCTCAAAAGGTTCTTGAGTATTTACATCTTTTAATCTCCATTTCTTTTCTTCTTGGATTCCTTCTTCAGCTGCTCTAGCTGCTTCATTATCAACTTCACTACGACTATAAGGTCGATATTTATTCCAAAGGTCTTTTAATTTACCCATTACTATATTCTCCTAGTTATACATGTATGAATCATCAAACTCTAGTTCATCCCCAAAATTGTCTTCTGTCCCTGTATTAATATTATCTTCAGCATTTGTATATTCTCTTTCATTATTTACAAGATTATATACACTACCTGCCATACTTTGCAGAAGGTCAATAGTACCTCGAGGTTTATGATCCACTTTATTTTTCTTATAATCTATTTCAGCCCCAACAGCTTCTTTCTTCCAATATTCATGTACGGGAATAGCAAGCCTTTCATCATATAATGCATCTTTTAATGCTTGCATAGCTGCCATTGTTTGGCCTTCAGTACTTTTTCTAGATAAACCATCTCCTGTTTTAGAACGTTTATCTAATACTAATTTTGTAGAGGTTCTATCAATAGATAAACGCCCTACTCTAAAACCTTGATTTCTTAATATTTGAATAGAATCTACTGATTGAAATCCATCAAA